CAACAACGCTACGCGTAACGAGCTGTATGACTGGATGGACAAGATCAACGAAGTGGTTGAGACCGCTAACCGGTTGAAGCGCGAAGGGCGCGTCGAGGACTACCAATCGTACGTGCAAGAGCACCAGAAGGAGCTCCAGTACAAGACTGCGGTAAACCAGATCGAACGCCAGTTGTCGAAAATCCGTCAGAGGATAGGCGTCGTGCGGGCTAGTGACACGATGTCTGGCGATGAGAAGAAATCCGAGATCGACCGGTTGAAGACAATCGAACTGCGGTACATCAACAACCTTAACGTTGCGGAGAAGCGTAGGACCGTGTTTGAGTAAAAAAGAACCCGGCGCGTAGCCGGGTTAATAGGTACAGAAGGAGAACGAGACAATGGATGGATGTCTCAGGGCGTAATGTCTCATCCCGAAGCTTCCGTGTCAACCTTGTCCTTCAACCGCCACGTGCGTACGCCCAGTGCGCCTTGGCTCATCGCCTCTTTGCACGCTACGGTAAGCCCTGCGCGCCGTGCGGCGGCGTGTATGGATAGTGCGAGTGCCGTTGGTTTAAGCGTCGGTATGAAAAAGCTGTCTCCGACCTGCATACGCATGAGGGCCTCTTCATAGTCCCAGCTAAGCATCGCCGTTCACCACCATAGCTTCGCGCAGATCGCCCGCTATCACGAATTCAAACACGTCGACCGCCGGGGCGACCATGCCCGTACCACTGGCCATGCGCTTCTTGAGTGTGCCCTTGTAAGTGAAGTCTGCTGATCGGGAGCGTAGCGACCCGTCCATGTCGATCTGCCGCTTGACACAGTATTCCTTGAAGTCCTTTTTGGGGATGAACATCGTAGACGAATCGGCCTCGAACCGCGCGGATATGCGCCCAACAGCGGGCTTGATGACGTTGGTCATGGTTATCGGGTTCACCTTGTTCACGTCCACTACCAGAACGCTCCCAAAGTTGTCCGACAGGTACTCACCCAGCGCATCTGATGAGGACACTATGTGTTCCTTGACCACGCGCCGCTGTTGTTTGATATGCGCAACGACCCAGTCGAACACGGCATCCATATTGTAGTCGTTTAGTCCTATCTTTTGCGCGACATGACCGCCGACTAGATTGCACGCGGTAGCGTGGAACCAGAACCTCTCTTTGATCTGGCCGCCAGAAGCGTCGATCAGCTTGTCCACCATGCGGTTGATCCACAACGGGATCTTGCTATAGCTGTTAAGGAGAGCTTGCGCGTAGACCGGGCCCGCCACGCCGTAGTTGCCGTTAAGCGAGTTGAGCCTGTCCTGCGCGTCGTCGACGGGAACCATAACGATTTTGAACTCCATCACCCGCATCTGCTCGCCTTCAGACGTAGCCTTGTTGGACGCCAGTTTGTCTACGATCGACGCGTTACCTGTCGACACCGCGATGGTGCTCCACCGGGTGTTATTGACGCGCTCCATGTTGGCATCGGCGCGCATACGGTTGCGGCCCCGACCATGCGAAATCGCGTAGGTTAGGTCAGATAAGTCCTCCGGCCTAGAGTTGGTCATCTCGTCGAACGTAATCGGAAGCGAGTTCATAATGCCCATGCGGTGTTGCTTCGCCGCCACGGTATCTTTCTGCAACATCACAAGCTCGTCTGGGTGCCCCCAGACGCTGTTAATCAATCGCAGGATAGATGTCTTACCCGTACCGGAGTCCGTGTTTACCAGACTGATTAGTGCCCCTGCCGAGCCCGTGAAGTTCATAAGAGGGGCGCCGAACGCGGACAGCAGTGCGAATACCTGAGCCTCGCTACCGCTGGTCTTGGTGTACATATTAAACGCCCGGCGCCATTCAGCTAGGTCACCGATGGGCTGCAACAACGGAGCCAGTGACTCAGTGACGCTGGACGACGGCGAGTGCCGTACGTCTTTACTGCTTATCTCTGCGCTACCGAGAATGAACTTAGTGTGCCGGTCGACCCATCCGAACTGCGTGCGGGCTTCTTCAGCCTTAAGCTGGTTGCGTAGCATTTTCACGTATGCTGTTGTATACGCCATAAGATTCTCCATGCCTTTTTTAGTGGCGACGACTCCTTTTTCACTCATGATGTCGCGGAACTTGTCGAACGATTGAATGTGCTTCAACGGGACAGCGAACTCGGAAACCGCATCATGCGGCGGGTGGAGTCGTAGCACCGCGCATACACCCTGCTCAGGGTCGGTTACGCGCTTGACCACGTAGAAGTCGTCTTCGCTGACGAGGACTTCATCAAACTCTCCGTTCTCTTGGCGGGTCTTTTTATAAACGCCGCCGCTCTGCCCGCGTATGTAGCCTGAAGGTAGGTCGTATGAAACTTTGGTTGGCTCGCCACTCGGCGCGGTGTCCTGCTCTGCTTGTTCGATCTCTGCCGCCGGAGCCTCGACGACTACACGGCCTAGCTGGATCGGCGACGTGACCGTGTGCTTACAACCAACGCAGAGTTTCGTACTGTTCCCGCTCTCTACGCGGTACCACGCACACGTGCGAGGGCCCATCGACTCCCGCGCTTCGTCTGCTTTCTCCTCGGTACTGTTGTAATCATAGTCCAAGTGCCCTTGGGATACCTTATGGATAGCCGTGTCAGCGTCAGCGCATCGGCATGCTATAGTCAGCACAGCCAGCCATGCGTCGTACGACTGGTCCTTGGGGTTCTCGAGCGCGTCTTTTATCTGCGCGCACCCGTCGCCCTTCAAGCTCAACCGCGCGAGCTTCCCGAAGTTGGATTGGTAGTTACCAAGCAGTGCCTGCGTAGTCGCGTCAGCGCGCCAGTTACGTTTGTCGGTTGTGGCGACCACGTAAGGCTTGACGGCGGCTTGCATCTGCTCGAGTGTGATGTGCACCCCAGACTGCAGCAACACCACGGCCAACGGGTTTTCCTTGTCCTTGAAGTTGCGCGTACCCGGCACACGGAGTATGCGGGCCGCATCGGACGGCACCGCCGGGTCAATGACAAGCCCCGACTCAAGCGCCGCCCGTTTGAACGCGCGTGCTACGGGACGCCACTCATCACGAGCGATGTCGTTGTCCATCAGCCAGTATGCGTGTATCCCGCGCCCCGAGTCGATAATGTATGGACGGGGGAGGCCAAGCGTGCTGCTGAACTCTTTGAGGGCAAGGACCGCGTCGCTCTTGGTCTCATAGCCCTTACCCTGTTCCGCTTTCTCGACACCGCAGTCGATGTCTAGGTAGAAGCTGCGCACGCGCAAAGCGTTGTCTTGGGTACGGCGTTTGTGTGCAAACGAGTGGCACGCAAAATACGTGTCGTGCCCTGACTCGTCAAATTCTTTCGCCGCCTCTAAAAGGCTGGCTATTCCGGTTACAAACCGGGGTTTTACAACCGTGTCCTTGATACCGACCGCGCACAAATATCCTTCGGTCGGTAGGACTGTCTCCAAAAATGTATGCGTATTCACCTGACGCTCACCGAAAAATTGAAAGAGGGATCGGGCTCGAACGCTGGGTGGTGCGCCCAGTTTTCAGCCGTCGCTTAGTCCGGCCCGAAGTGTCAAATTTACTACCCAAAGAGGGATAATTGCAAGGGGATTTTTTTGTCGAACTCAATCAAGCGATTAGCGTACCACTGGGCCTTCATGATTGACTCAGTCTGACCCTTGTGCCGTTCCCTCCATACGTACTTCGTGATGTTGCCCTTCAAGTACCCGCGAAACTCTTCAGGTGTGAGGGCGGCCTCGATCGCGTCAATGGCCTCGATGCTGCCATTAGTGTAATGGCTTGGGCTGTTTACTTGATCCACGTTGTTCTCCTGAGCGGGGGGACGAAGCCCCCCAGTTGGTTAGTCGTCAGCTTCGGCCCACTCGTCGAGCAGGTCGCTGATAGCTTTCTTCTCGGCCACTACAGGCGCGGCCTTCTTGGTGGAAACCTTGACCGGCTCCTCGGCTTCGTCCTCTTCGGCCACTACAGGGGCCGCCTTCGGTTTGACCGTGAGCTTGGGCTTCGGTGCGGGCGCCTGCTCGAACTTCTCGCCATCGTCCTTGGGCTTCACAGTGAACGTGTGCGACACCGCTTCGATCGCATCGCCGGTTCCAGCCTGCTTGCGGCAGGATTCCCATTCAGATTCGTTCAGCCCGCGCACTGCCCTGAACGTCAGCTTCGGAACCGGAGACTTGGAATCGAAACGCATTTCCGTGACGACAGCCGTGACCGGCACGTTGTGCGATGCCAAGAACCGGACGTACGCCTCAAGCGGGAGCTTGTTGTCTTCGCCCTTACCAAAGATCGAAGTAGCCGCGAGCGTCAACTGGTACACATCGCCGTCCACGTCGCCATCCAGCACAACGGCAAGCTTGCGAGCATAGCGGCACGCCTTAGCGTCGCCTTGGCCAGACCCCTTGATATTTTGGGGGCATGTGTCGCACTTGGAAGACTGCGGCGCGGGGGACTTCGTATCGGGCTTAACGCCATCAGCCGACCAGCACACGGGGGGCGCACTCTCGCCCTCGCGGTACTGACCTTCGTAGTACGTGCGCGACACGCCGGGGGAAGCCTTCACGATAATAACGTTCATCGCGCGGTCTTCGTTGACCGCGACTTCCTCGCCGTTGGCGATCATGCGGAACAGATTACCTTTGAAAGAGATGCGCTTAATGCCGCCACCGCCAGTCCCCATCAGGGACTTCGTAGTCTCATCAAGTTCGGCCTCTTTCAGGAAGGACGGCAAACCACCTTTGAACAGTGTCATTTCACTCATTTCAATCTCCTTAGTTGATAACGATTTCAAGGTTAGCTACATACTGTGCTAACGAGTCTTTACGGAACATAACGCGCTGGCCGAGCTTAACGAACGGAAGCTTTCCTTTTTTACGCAGCACACCTACAGACGCGACCGAGATGCGTAAGTATTCGGCGGCTTCTTTGACAGTCATCAAATCGGACTCCATTAGTCTTTACTCCTTCTAACAGTGATCGCGTACTTGCGATCTACATTAACAGGCGCGATCACATCAGGATGCGAGTCGGCCCACTCTTTGTAGTTGCCTTGATGGATACGTTTCTCCAGCAATTCAACCGCGTCGTGCTCGCGCACGAATCCATAAAACGAGTCCCAGTCGGAGGCCCACACTCGTTCCTTGACGGTGCGGGTCGCTGTGCCAGCGGTAGTGCGCAGGCTTTCGACGTCGTTCTCTTTACATAC